GACTTTTTAGACAGTGACTTCGGAACTAACTTGCGTATGTTAGGTTATGATGTACAAGATATAAACGAATCTTTGGCTACATTTGCAGATTTACAAACTGTTGAAGGTATGCGTAGAATGCGCACCGACGGAACATTGAATCAAAATGCAGCGCAATTTGCAACTACACTAGATGAATTGAGCAAACTAACAGGCAAGCAAAGAGATCAAATAGCCGAAGAAATGCGCCAAAGACGCCGTAACGGACAAGTTCAGGCATTGTTGTCGACGTTGAGTGAAGATTCAGCAATGGCATTGCAAGAAGGACTGCAAACCGCAGGTGAACTAGGTCCGGGTTTTGAAACACTAATCCAAGACTTGGTAGCATTTGGCGCACCTGTAAGCGATGCAAGTAAAGATATTGCCAAAGCATTGCCAAGTGTAATTGACGAGTATGAAGCATATGCAAATGCAATAAGAGCAGGTGCAAGTGCGGAAGAAGCACAAGGCTTACTTGATCAAGCCATTGGTGCAAGTGTAGAAGGAATGGAATCACCTGACTTTGCAAACTTAGCTCTATTGGGCAACTTCAGTGACGTAGGTGCTAATGCTGCTGACATGTTGGAAAGCAGTTTTGATTTACGCAGAGGCATTACTAGTGCAGCAGAAGGAGCAGATGATTTAGCAGCAGTAATAGGCAGTCTAAGAGATACAATTGCAGACCAACAACAATCTCAAATTGGTGCTGGCGGACTGATAAGACAAACAGTTGATATGCAAGAAGCATTACGTGAAACAGTAATGTATGTGCAGCAAACAGCATTGCCAGCATTAGTAGGTGCAGCAGAAACAGCGATGACAAAAGTAACTGAAGCAATGGGCGATGATGCAGCATTGCGTAGACAAGTTGAAGAGGCAATTAGTAAAGTTCTAAATCCTGCTGCTGATGCAATTGATAGATTAAATGAAGGATTTCCATTTAGTGCTAGTACGGTGCCTATGGATGCAGAAGAAGTTATATTAGGTGACGGAACCGCAGCAGATCTAGCAAATCAGCTGGAAATGGATATCGATAAAGTCTTAAACGACAATAATATTTCAACATCAGAAGATGTAGAAACTAATGTATCTCAAGCTAGATCTGAATTAGCTGATGCACAAAAAGAACTTGCAGATCTAAACAAAAAACAAGCCGAAATGGTATCAAATGGTTTTACAGCGCAAGATGCTGCAAGTAAATTTATGTCAGAACAAATTGCCAATGCTGAACAAAGAGTTGCAGAAGCAGAACGCAATTTAGAAAACACTATTACAACATCTATAGCGCAAATGCAAGATTATACATTAGGCGCAATTGATAGAATGAAGCAAGCACAAGCACAGAACAGACCTTTTTATGGTGGTTTCGACAACGGCGGATTTATTCCACAAGATGGTTTTGGTATTGTAGGCGAAAGAGGGCCAGAAATTGTAAGTGGTAGTGCAAACATTACAGGGCGTATGAAAACTTTTGACGTAATGAATAAAATTGCAGAAAGAATGAATAATATTGCAACCGAACAGGAAAATCAAGTAAATTCGGTTGACAATAACACGTCGATAAGTAATAATAACAATAGTGAACTCAGTAATATGATTAGAAAATTAAATGATGCAATAACAGATTTAAATGCTGGAATATACAATGTAGCAAGCATCAACGAACAACAACTACAAACAGAAATGAAAAATTTACGTGCTACTAAAAACTTAAACGGAAATATCTTGAAAGGGGTTGCTAGATGAGTTGGAAAAAACATTTTAAACCAGTACCAACTGGAAACAATCCTAGCGGCAGTTATAGTCCATTTAGTTTTAAAGCAGGACAAGGTTCAGGTGTAGGACCTGCCGCAGCAAACTATAGTTCCCATTTGCCTGATGTTTATGTTGGCTCTCCAAATCGTATTGAGCGTTACAATCAATATAATACAATGGACAGCGACAGCGAAGTAAATGCTGCACTAGACATTTTAGCAGAGTTTTGCACACAAACTAGTAAAGAAAACGATACTCACTTTAGTTTTAATTTCAACAAAGAAGCCACAAATGTTGAAGTACAAATACTTGGTCAATATTTGAAACAGTGGTGTAAACTAAACAAATTTGAAACTAGAATGTTCCGTATTATGCGTAACACATTCAAATACGGTGATCAATTTTTTGTTAGAGATCCAGAAACACAAAAGTGGTTTCATGTTGATCCTAGTCAAGTTACAAAAATTATTGTTAATGAAAGTGATGGCAAACGTCCTGAACAATATGTAATTAAAAATTTAAACTTTGGTTTTGAAAATTTAGAAGCAACACCATTAAACACTCAAAACAGTTATGGCCCTGGAGGTACACAAGGTTATCAACAAGTTACAAATCAATTTGGCACAGGTGGTAACAGTACGCCTGCGTCAGGTACAAGTAGATTTGAGCAAGGTGAATCAGAAACTTATGTAGATGCTAATCATGTTGTACACCTCAGTTTAAGTGAAGGGTTAGATGGTAACTATCCATTTGGTAACAGTCTGCTTGAAAGTATTTTCAAAGTTTATAAGCAAAAAGAATTATTAGAAGATGCGATTATTATCTATCGTGTCCAACGTGCGCCAGAGCGCAGAGTATTCTACGTTGATGTGGGCAACATGCCTTCTCACCTTGCTATGCAATTTGTTGAACGTGTGAAAACGGAAATACATCAAAGACGAATCCCATCCAAGACAGGCGGAGGTCAAAATGTCATAGACAGTAGTTACAATCCACTGTCAATCAACGAAGACTACTTCTTCCCACAAACTGCCGAAGGTCGCGGATCAAAAGTTGAAACACTTCCAGGTGGTACAAACTTAGGAGAAATTGATGATCTTAGGTATTTTACTAACAAGTTAGTGCGTGGTTTACGCATACCTTCTAGTTATCTACCCACAGGCGCTGATGACGGCGCATCGCAGTATAATGATGGACGAGTAGGCACAGCATATATCCAAGAATTGCGATTCAATAAGTACTGCGAACGTTTACAAAGCATGGTTGAAGAAATATTCAATCAAGAATTTAAATTATACTTGAATAGTAAAGGTGCAAACGTTGATTTTGCAATGTTTGACTTAAAACTTACTCCGCCACAAAACTTTGCAAGTTATAGACAAGCTGAACTTGACAACAACAGAATTGGAACGTTTACACAAATGGCTGCAATTCCTTATATTTCAAATAGATTTGCAATGAAGCGTTTCTTAGGTATGAGTGCAGAAGAGATAGCAGAAAATGAACGTTTATGGCGTGAAGAAAACGACGAGAATCTGCAACCAACAGATGCTGAAGGAAGTGCAGAACTACGCAGCGCAGGTGTTACAGGCGGCGGCATTGGTGACGATTTCGGAGGACTAGAAACAGGTCTAGACGACGATTTAGGTGGTATTGATGGCGGCGAAGATACACCTCCAGAAACTGCTACTGGTGCAGACTTAGGCGGAGCAGCAGCTGAACCTGCTACAGATCAAACAGTTTAAAGGTAAATAATATTATGATATTGAGAGAATTGTTTTACTTTGATGATGACACATTAGAGCCTACTGAAAATGAAAGGTACGATGCTCAGGATGACATGAGTGTTTTAAAAATGTCAGACAAAAGAAAAGCCAAACTAACTCTTAAAGATATCAATAAAGTAAGAAAAGCCAGCGACATGAAGCGCAAAGAACAATCTGAAGAACTTAACTTTGTAAAACAAATGTACGGCATACAAGCACAGGCTGACGCTGGAATCTAATGTCCAAAATTGCTTTTGTGCTAGGTAATGGCATTAGTAGACAACAAGTATCAATACCTCAACTAAAAGAACATGGTCCTGTGTATGCCTGTAATGCAGTGTATAGAGAATGTGCAGTAGATCATTTGGTAGCTGTTGATACCAAGATGATTATGGAAATAGCAGATCACGGCTATTACAAACAACACAAAGTATATACAAATCCTAACAAATATTCTCAATCAGTCGACGGATTGCATTTGCTTAATCCTAACAAAGGATGGAGTAGTGGTCCTACTGCTTTGTGGTTAGCA